TTTCAGCATCCCATCTCTTTTGCACTAAAACAATGTATGATTCTTTTTTTTCCTCTACTGCTTGACGTACAACTTTGCCATTTTCGTCTTTAACTTCGCTAATCGCTTCTTGCACTACTCTTTCTTTGCTTTTAAAATCGGCTGTTTTGCCTTTCTTATCAGCATATTTTGCCCAATTCATTTGAGACTCCTTATTTATTAAACTTCTTCAGCTTGTTTATCTGCCCATGCTTTCTTTATTTCATCTGTCCATATTGCACTAGCTAGAGCTTGTATTTCTGCTGACTCTTCAGATACATCCATATTTGGTGTTAATATCTTTCTATGATACTTGTAAGAGATTTGTTTACCATCTTCCATAATGGATGTTTTGGTGCGTACATTTATATGCTTGTACTCGCCTCTTACTTCATAATCATCTTTTTCTACTTTTGATAAAGCCATTTTAACTCCTTATTGTTTCCACTTAATTATCCAATTAAATATTTTATTATACCATATACGAAAATGAAATGTAGAACTGACTACTACTCGTAACATTATCTGCCATATCAGTTGCCACCTCTTCTGTTGTGGTAAACTCTTTAAGAAAAGCAGAACTAGCTCCTTGTCCAATCCTTACTGCTATAAATGATGCAGATTTTAAAGCACTCATTCCAAAATAAGATGATACTCCTGTTGCAAAGTCTGATGCCTCAGTTAATGTTCCACTTGTAAATGGAAGATTTAAAGCTAGAGTACCCGATGGACTACTTACACCGCTCACAACCAAACCACCTTGAACATGAACCATTCTTCCAATTTTTGTATATGCTAATGTATTAAATGCTCCATTAACAGTTACTGTGCCAGAACCACAAGTAAGAGTTCCTTCGTATTCACCTTCCTCGTAGTCATCAAGACGATTTGGATCAGAACTTGCATCTTGAGAAGCTGGGAATTGTATCTGGGAACAATGTATTCTTGCTCCACCATCTTGACTTGCATAAACATCAGTTATATCATTACCTCCAATAACTGCTATATTGTTTGCCCCAACAGTGACACCCTGGCCTATTCCAATACGATTTATTCCACCAGCATCACTTGAATCTGCACCTGAACCTATAAGCGTATTAGAATATCCTGTAGTTAAAGTATACCCAGCTCTTTGCCCTAAAGCTGTATTATGACCATTATCATTATTTACTTGTGATAGTGCTTGGTAACCTACAGCAGTTTGAAAACTTCCAGCATCTTCTAATTTTAATGCTTCAAAGCCAATAGCAGTCATTCTTTGTGCAGAAGTCAATGCTTCCAAACTCTTATATCCAACTGCTACAGTTCCATCTGCACTATTAGTAACATTACCGTTTTGCATTGCCCCTCTACCAATTACAACAACGTCATGTACGCTTGTAGTAGTCTGACCAGCACCATCTCCGATAATCACATTTTCATTCCCATCTGTTACATTTTGAGCAGAATCCTTTCCTATAAATGTATTATTAGCACCAGAGGTAATATCTAAACCACTATTTTTCCCAACTGCAACATTATTATCTCCGGTTGTGACACCACTACCCATCGCCTCTCTACCAACTGCAACATTATTACTTCCCGTAGTAGAGTTTCGCATAGCACTTGTACCAACGGCAGTATTTTCATTTCCTGTTGTAATGTTTTCAGAACATAACGCACCAACAGCTATATTTGAATCGCCACTTGTTAAATCTGTTAAAGCATTATAGCCTATACCTACATTAAAAGTAGCATCATCTAAAGATGCATCGGCTACATTTTCTCCTATGAAAGTATTAAAATTACTTCCAGCATCTAAAGAAATAGCTGTGTTTTTTCCAAAAATTGTATTGGATGTACCACTATCATTATTAGAAAGTGAGATTCTGGAGTTGGCATCAAGTTTCATTCTAACTGTTGCAGATGTGCCTGTTAAAAATTCTAAATCTCCGTTATAACTCCATAAACTTGTTTTTGTTCCTATTTGAAAAAAGTGACCAGCATTATTAGCATCATCACTATCCCATAAACTCAAAGTAGGTGCAACTGATCCAGATATTGTTATTCCATTAGCTGTACTACCTACATGACTATTTTTTGATACAGATGGAGAGTTACCGAGATTTAATAAGCCAGAAGCATTAATCCTTGCTCTTTCAACACTATCTGTATATAATTGCAATCCACCTGAACCAGCACTTGTTGTTCCTCTAAAATGTCCAATCCTTGCTTTATTACTTACTAAATCAATAAATGCTCTTTCTGTACCAGCAGTTGCTCCTGTGTCATTTACGCCTGTAGATACTATTGCTCCTGTGCTGTGAATTTTTTCTTCTGGACTGTCAGTTCCAATACCGACTTTACCATCGCCAGTAACATTAAAATGACCATCTCCTGTGCCTCCAGCACCAACTCCAATAGCAATTCTTTGAGTAGCAGTCGAGCTACCATCAAAAAATCCTAAAAAAGCATTTTGCTGTGAACCACTAAATCTTATAGATGCTGTATTCCCAGCACCTTGTTCATTTACTAAGTTAAGCATTGCACCAGCAGTTAATGTTGTAGCTGAAGCATTTTTCTTAACAACTAATCTTTGAGCATGAGATGATAAATCGTGACCAATACCAACATTGCCTCCAGATGTCAATCTCATTTTTTCACTCGCATCAGAATTTGTAAGAAATATTATATCTCTTCCTGCTGGTCTACCTTGTATAACTAAATGACCATTCTCTCCATAAATACCACTTCCGCCATCGCCTGTAGTAAATATCCTTGCTCCTGTATCAGAAGTAACAGCCGAATCTGAATTAGTATAAATGTGTATATTTTTTACTGCATTATCACCAACTATTGTTAATTGATTTGAGGGCGTTCCACCTATACCAACATTATTATTTGATGCAAAATACATCTGAGTAGCACTTGCACCATCATTAAATAACTTTAAATAACTATCATCATGTGGTTGTATAAATCTCCATTTATCTGCACCACTTCTCATAAAAGCAAGTGTTGTTACAGAGCCACTTCCTATCGTTGGATCAAGTTTTAATTGGGTAGATGTTCTTATGTTTCCTGTTACATCTAAAACCTCTGAAGGCTGACCGCCTATTCCTAATCTATCTGTATTTAAAAATAATGGAGTTGCATCGTTATCTCCAGTTTTTACCTGTATTGCATTGCTACCGTTACCAGCCGCAGTTGAATCTGTGTTACCATCTAATTTTAAAAGCGAGGTGTAACTACTCGCTATACTATTGCCTGCTAAAGTTGCCATAATTTATCCTGTGTAATCTTCCCAATTAGTTGTTGCATCTTGCCATTTTAACTGTATAGCCTCTGCTCCAGCCCAGCCTATATCGGCTATCATCTGAGCAAAGTTAACTATAGTAGTCCTAATACCGCCTAACATTATTTCAATGCCAGCATATTAGTTGCTGTCGTATTTGTTGCTTTGATTGCAGTAAACTTAACAGGTAGTATTTGACCACTTGCTAAATTTGTAAAAGTTGCATCGCTACCAGATTGTAAAGTAAGAACTACATCACCACCAACACCTACATATAAAGCTGTATGAGAGCCTGATAAAGTTTGATCTGAACCTGCATGAACAGCAGTTACCGCAGTTGCACTCTCGTAAATCATCTGATTGAGAGATTCTACTACTGAATATTTATTAATAGAACTAGCCATCTTGTTTCTCCTTCTTATGCCTTACCGAGCTTGACTTTTCTCATGGGCATGTTGATTTAAGTTAGGTCTGGTGGTAATATCATCCTAGTGCCACCTACCTTTTCTCTTTTCCTAGCACCGTTTTTCTTAACGGATTCCAAAAAATTTCTTTGATGAACACTAGCTAAATTCATACTTACTGAAGATATGTTTGGGTCATTTGACTTTCCTGCTTTATCTTCATATAGCTTTGCTTTTACAAAGTCTATGATAGCAGGATGAAACACGTTGTCTACATCTGGAATATCTGTAATAGCTGATACAGAATCTGGCTCAGCATAGTAATGTATAAGAACTCCATTTGTTACTGCTTCATCTATTGGTTTGTACTGACCTTCAAGAGAATGAGTTGTTCCAGATGTTTCTCCTCTTGTTGTTACTATAGCTAAATGATTGCCTTTTACAAAATATGCAATCTTATGTTCTGGATGAGTATAAGTACTTGCCATCAGTCTATGTCCATCGTTAATATTTCACCATCTAATAACCTTGGTATCTTGACATACTCTCCACTAGAATCCATAAAATCAACTCTAAATACTTTGTTGACATCAATACCAGAGTTAGCATCGCTTAATGTATACCATTGCTGGTCTGCTACCGTAGTTGTCTTTGCATACTCAACCTTAGTTGAATACTTTCCAAGGTCTACTAAACATTCGTTAATTAAATTTATAATATAAGTTTCAGGTGCGTCAGGAAAAACCTGCCTTACCCTACTAATAATCTTTTTTACATTTAGCCTGTTTACTGCCATTACTCAGCCTCATTCCATACTGCAATAGTATCTTCCCAGTTATGTATATTAAAACTTTCCCAAAAACCAGACCTAAGCCAAGTAATAGAAGTTGGTAAAGTAACTAATGTTAAAGATGGTGAAGTATTTAACGACACCGCAGTAAAAGAAGGAGAAGAGTTTAATGATACTACTGTCTTAGACATTACCCACCTCTCATAAGTTGTATGCCTTTATCGTAATCAGCTTGCAACTTAGCTTGTTGCTGAAGATAATTTTGATAAGATTGGGCATTGTTTGCTAAATTTTGTCCATAAGCTTGCACTTCTGAGTTTACTTGAGCACTATACTTATTTAATTCAGCTAAAAATTTTTGTACTAAATCATCGTTATTTTGGATAGTCGCTTGCAATCCATTAGCTTTGTTTTGCAATGCTAATGCTTGGTCTTGAGCTTTATTAAACTTAGCCACATCTGTAGACTGAGCAGATTCTTGCTGTGCATCAGCCGCATCTATCTGAGCCTGTCTTAAGGCTACCTGTAAGTCAGCTTGTTTTTTTGCTAATTCAGCTTGAACATTTGCTTGATACCTAGCATTATCTTTGTTAAATATATTTAATTGGTTTTGCAAAGCAGACCTATAAGCATCTACGTAAGAATTAAGTTTTCCTAACTGCAACTGAGCAAGCTCTGTATCTTCATCTGTTTCAATCATATCACCTAAAACTTCCCACCAATCAGTAACATCTATTTGGTCAGCATCTGTTCCAGAAGTACCTGCAGTAATAGTAGCCGTAATCTCTTCAGTTGCTCCACCTACAACAGGTGCAGTATAAGAAGGTACATTTCCACCCATATCAGCTTTTGTTACAGAAGATACGGTAACCGAGCCAACTGCAACAGCACTTGCATCTGCATTTGTAGCATCTGAATATGAAACAGTAGCTAAACTAGGTGCACTTGGTGCTGATGCAGATATACTTAAATCTGATTTAATTAATGTATTTAACTTATTACTTAATGCTTTTACAGAAGCATACAATGGGACTAAATATTCATATTCATCTGGAAAATTACTTATAGAAGAATCTCCAAAAGCTACTGCTGGGTTATTAACCTCTAAATATTTACAGCTACCTGAAGCAGGCAAAGCATTTAGCTTACCATTATAAACATAGTACACAGGGTCTGTAGCTGTAGCCGCTATCATATCGTCACTATCTGATGCCCTACCTCTAAGCAATGCAGGAATCTCTCTGCATGGCTGGTCTATAGTACCATCGTTTCTAGTAACTGATATAACAGAACTAGACTCTAAGGTTTCTGCTTCACTACCAACTGCTGTACTTGTAAATGTATCCTCAGTTGCACAAAGAAACTTCAAAGACCTTGGCATCGCATTGATAACCTCAGCCGCACCATCAGTTAAAAACTGAGTTAACTCAGCTTGAGTAGGGGCACTACTGCCATCTATTGATAAACTTGTTAATCCTTCTACTTGTGCTTCAAACGTTGCCATTAATTAACACCTGCCTGTCTTACTCTTTCTTTCCACACGTTGTTTAACTTCTTTGTTTTTTCTTTCTTCATCTGGTCTATATGACTATCCATACTAACTTCAGAAAATTCTATGTCACTTCTCTTCCCAGCTTCACTCATCATATATAAGTTAGTTGTAAATATAGCTTCAGATGCTTTCTTACCACAAGCTCTGCAGTAGAACCATCTTTCAGGATTTGGGTTTTTACAATGTACACAATTCATATTATTCCTTTTTAGATTCGGGGGCTATCCTTTATACGATAACCCCCACAGTTCTAATTACTGCTTAACTTTATTTATTCAGTTTATGCTACGCTTATTCCACCGTCTGCTTTGGTTTGACCTGAAACATAATAGTTTTCACCATCGCACCAAATATCTATAAAGTCTCCTTGGACAGCTACGCCATCTGCAAAGGTTATAGTTGTGCAACCAGCACTATATGGGCCATCGTCGCTTGTGTCAACTTCTAGCTCATTAATACCATTTACAATAATTACATCGGTGTCATCAGCCGCTTTTTCTACAACTGTATAAGAAGCAGAAGCAGGTGCGGCATCAACAACTATTTTGCAGTACCAACCAGCACCAGCATCTTTAATAGCAGGTAATGTAGTAACAAATTCAGTAGCTGAATTAAGCATAAATATCTTACCACTATCTTTTTCTAAAAGCTGGTATGTGGCTCCAAGCTTAACCACTTTCTTTTTGTGACCAAAAGTAGCTTCGCTGTTTTGTTCTAAGTAACTTGCTCTAGCCATTATTAAACTCCTTCTAAGTTGATTAAGTAGTGACTTTCAGGAAGAGAAACTTCCAATCCAGCCTCTGTTAGAATCATATCTTTACGAAGGTCTTCATCAGCAGACTGAACATTAGTCATGATTTGAGTGTCACGATTAACTCCGTTACCTACTAATGGTCTATAAGCTACGTTATCCATATCAACCATACATAAGAAACCAGAAGCAAACCCCCTAAACAGAGGCTCCTTAACTAGATTCATTGTACCGTGAATAGTCTCAACTTGCAATACAGTATGACCAAAAGAACCAGTTGCTTTTTCCATATTATATCTTAACTGACCTGTAACGGATTGGTCTATAAAAGAAGAATCCATTTTGTTAAAATATGTAATTACAGGTAAACTAGCAAGAGCTAATTTTGAATCAGAACCACCACGAGCAGGGTCATATACTACTTCAAAATCAGATAGTATTCTGTCGTATGTTAGTTCAGATGTTGTAGCAGACCTAAAATAAGGTGCTCCTTCTGAGTATGTCAAATCAAGATTTTCTGTGCTAGGTGTTCCATTAGCAATAATGTGACCTGCTATACCCTCAGTATACTGAGCACCTCCAACGCTTGCACGTTGTCCAAATAACATAGCACGCTCAATATCTACTTTGTGCTCACGAAGTTTAAGATTCCAAATTCTTTGGAAATCATCTGCGTATCCACGATAGCGAGTTGCTCTTGCTGTATTAGACATTTCACAAGCTGTTTTAAAGATTTGAGTAAACCCAAAGTCATTATCAAGCTCTTGAGAAAAAACATCTGGCCCTCCAGAACCTTCAGTAAAGGATGTACCAATAACAGTACATTTAGCATCATTAATGTTTACTCCTCCATCTGAGCCAGCTATTGTTTTCATTGTTAACTGACCGCTTTCAGGCTTAGACTCAACTCTAAGTATTACAGTATTAGGTGCGTTAGCCGCTGTTTCTTGACCAACTGCAACCACCATACCTTTAAGCAACCAATCAACTGTTGCTCCGTCTATATTATAGACAGCTGATAATCCTGCCGCTGGGATAGTAACATCCCCGTTAATTAAGAAAGAACGATCGGTCATTTGAATTTTAGTTCTGTCTTCTAAAAATCGGAATTGAGGGTCATCCGTAGGAACTTTAGCTACCTTAGAGAGATACACGAAAAAAGGTGATTCATCTGGAGCCAACTCCGCTACACGGTCTGAGAAATTGAACAGTCTCCGAGTGTGAAAGCCTGAAGCGGCTGTACCCGGGTCGCCAACATTCACAATTCCTTGTTTGTAAGTTGCCATTTAGGACTCCTTGTTATATTTGTTTTCTATTTGAAATGTTCATAACGCCCTTCCAAACATCTTCTAATTCATTAGGTTGTTCAGGAGCAGAACCTTGAACTACACCAGCCGTAGTTGGAATAGTCTTAGTCTTTTGAACAGCTTCTAAGTTTGGCGAAACTTTTTCTTCTCCACCTTTATGTCTTCTGTATACATCTACTAACATATCCAAAGGAAGTTCTTCCCTAGGAGTAGTAGCAAACTGTATAAAGTCATCAGCCATATTCGGGTCTGTAATGCCATGCTTAGTAGCTAGGTCTTGCTTAAGGTTGTTAATTGCCATTTGTTGCTGAAACCCTGCCATCTGTTCTTGAACAGCTTGCTGAGCAACAGCCTTTTCTTGTTTCACCCTCATCTCATAAGAGGGAGAACCCGGCTTGTAATAAGCCTCCCAAGGGTCAAAAGAATCTTCTGTAACCTTTGGTTCTTCTTGCTTACTAGCCGTATTACCACTAAGTGTGTTTCTCATAGCCTCAACAACATCGGGTCTGTCTTGTAAAACTTTTCCCAACTGTTGATACTTACGAAGCTCCTCGATTTCATTATTAAGCTTATCATAATCAGCAGATTTCTTGTCATACATTGATTGAAACTTCTTAGCTTCATCTACAACTTCTTCTCCTGCAGGTGCTGGAGCTTCTCCTCCTACCTGTTCTGGCTCAACAACTTGTTCTAAAACTTCGCCTTCCACGCCTTCTATTGTGGTATTTTCGTGCATAGTGTTATCCATTATATTCCTCGATTTCTTTTAGTTAGCATCACCTAATTAAAGATGTCTGTAAAAGCAGAACCGGGAATTGTTCCCACTACTTCTGTTTTCATTAGCTTACAGCCTGTGTTTCTGAATCAACAATTCTTTTTAGATTGTCAACTTGAACCTTAGTTTTAAACTTGGTATCATTCTTGATTTCATTAAGCCTGCTCTTGAACTTCTCAGTTTCAGCTCTCTTTCTTGAATTAAGCGTTTCACGCTCTGCAGTCTGGAGGTCTCCACTAAGTTTCTTAACTTGGCCTTCGAGTTGTTTGATATAAGATTGCATCTGAGCCATTTGGCCCTTTCGCTGTAAGACACCTTCTTTGTCAAAGATTTCAGTTTTCTTTAAAACCTCGACATCATCTACCAGATTCATTCTAAACGCCTCAAGGTAAAGCTGATACTCAGCCATTCTATTTGAGGGTAGAGTTGAACCGGATATGATTCTCACATCATAATGCCCCACCGTGATGTTATTTGTGATGGCATTAATTTCCTGACTTTTGTCATCGTACATATTTACCGTAAACTGAGTAATATCATTGTTTGGCTGTACGATTCTAAACGTCTTGGAGTAAGTGTAATGACCCTTGGCTAGGTTGTATAAACTTTTACCTAACCTTGTCAAACTTCCTTCAATATCCCTTAACTTAGACTTGCCACGAGTCTCGCCCATTTCAGCAAGCATTGCAGTACCACGAACTGTTTCTGGAGCTGATTCTCTAAAACCCTGCATCAACTCTGGGATACCAAAACTTAAATCTATATAGTGCTCTATTCTACTCATTAAATTATAAAACTCTCCTGACAATGATTGTGGGGCAGGGAAATGAGGTGCACCGAACTCAGGGTTATAAGGTATGACAGCATTAGGCCTAGCCCAATCCTGCTCCAACTGCCCCAAATCATCTACGCTCCCCTCTGGAACCATAAGCTTTAGTCCAGCAGAGGCTTGAGCGTGTGAGAGAGTGAGAGAGAAAAGCTTATTTAAAAGTCTTTGTGAATCTTTTACTTTTGATATATCTGACTTTGGATAAGGTGTACCTGTCCAAATATTAGGAACTGGTATAATCGGATATATGTCTGTATTCAATATTTGTTCATACAAAAGAATATTACCTGCAGTTGCACAAACTTTAATTCTTGTTTGAGTTACCTCTACTATCTCTATCATCTCAGCTTGTATTAACAACTGAGCATTCTCTGATTCAATAAACTGATTATACTTATCAACATCTAGTATAACTTCTGAACCATCTTGTTTGTTAAATACCCTATAAAAAGGCACTTTTACTTTCATGAATCTTTCTAGTATTCTATACTTATTAACCCTGTTGTATTCTGATTCATATGTAACATCTGGAGTAAAAGATTGAGAAGAGTTCTTTCTTCCTGACTCAGGATAATCTTCTTCATCGTAATATGTTTCTAGGTCTTGTAAAAAAGGTTCAACTTGTGGATACATGTTTACAAGTTGGTCTTCAGTTAGGATGGTAGATAATATAATACCAGATGCATCGTCTGCGTAACGATGTCTTGAGGCAGGGTCTACATAAACTCTAAATGGGTCTACATAAGTATACTTAACTTCACCTCTTCCGTAATCAGCTTCAGGGTCAATATATGCATACAAGTAACCCATACCTGCAGTAGCATAATCATGAACAGCTTGCTTGAATTGAGTATCTCCATCTGATATATCCCATATATACTCAAGTATAGTTCTCCAAACATTAGATATTCTACTGTCTGAGTCTTCTCTACCTACCGCACTATACTTAGGAGACCTAGAAGTCAACAATGATTTTAGTTTTTCTATTGCCGCATATACACGGTCAATAACAAAATCACCTTGACCAACTGCTCTTAAAGCGTCTGATTCTTCTTGTGAATAATGATTACCTAGAAAAAAGTCTACAGAGTCTCTAGCTTCTACATCCCATTCAGACCTAGCATCTCTCCACATTCTCCATAGCTGTCTGTTTACTTCCGACTTCTGTACTTCGTTCTTTTCTAACTCTCGTATACTAGAAATAGATACACCTACCTTTTTGGTGTTGAATATACAAAGATAAATATATACAATGCAAGAACTTTTTTATATTTTTTGTCCAGTTACCCAAGAGATAACTCTTTTGGTTGTTTTTGACACAGTTTTAACTGTTTTGTTTTCTAAAAAATCCAATGCATCAAACTTCTTACTAACAGGAGGCCTAGCTTTATTTATAGCATACCACAAGCCATCAAGTATGTCATCGTTCTTTCCTTTTGGAAACTGAAACATTTCATCAACTAAGCTATTGTGACTTCTTTTTATAAACATCTTTCTTCTGTTTACTATTGGTGCTAGCAATGACTCTAACCTATCTTCTTTTTTTATACCACTAGGAGGTCTAACACCTAATGCTATGCCCGGAGCAACCTTTCTTTCTTTACCAGATAAGCTATTGACAGCGTCCTTAATTATACCCTGAGCACCAACATGCTCAACGTTAACTCTTTTTACAGGAGAAAACTCTCTAGCGTATTCTAGTATTTGTTCTGGCATATCATACAAAGGTATATGTTCTCTCATGTAATCAATGACATATATGTTTCTATCACTATCTATACCTATTACCATAATAATCTGATAGTCACTAGATTCTGTAGCTTCATAAGCTAAGTCAACACCCATGTAAATATTTACAGGTATAGCATCTTTTGTGTTTACAAGGTATGCATATCCATCTCTGCTTTCAAACTCATGGTCATAGTATTCAAGCCTATCTGTTTTAAACTTTGCATTCTCTAAGTCCCTAGCTTCATTTAGATACTCTTGTGCAAACTTATGTGCTAAGCCGACATCTTCAAACCTTCTTCTTATATCTAAAAGCTTTTCTTTTGAAAAGTAGCTAGGCCAAAGAACTGTACCATCTGTATCTATGGCCTTGTGATACATAACATCCCATGCATAACTTCTCTTATCTCTTTCTGCTTCTACATATCCATCATATATACTTTGCAAGAATGAATCATAGTGCACTATTGTACCAATCAACCAGATTGAACCTTCATTGCCTTTTGAGTTTTCAAGTGCAGGTTCGACTGTTGACATAACCCACTCTTTAATCTCTCTTCTTCTGTCTGGTGTTTTTGTATTTAACTCTGATTCAAAGTCATCAAGTATAATCTTTGTATATCTTAACCCTAGCTGAGAACGACCACGAAGTCTTTGTGATGTACCCTTGGCTATAATTCTATCACCTTTGCTAGTTGTAAACTCTTTCTCAGTCCACTTACTCCCCTGTATACTACCAAAGTAATAGTTAAGTGCAGGATTTGTTTCTATGTGGTTTTGTAAGTATTTGATATGGTCAATAGCCTGAGACTGTTCCTCAGCAACCCAAGCAATAAATTCTTTCTTTCCCTCTGGATTAAAGTAAAGATGGTACAGTAATGCTGTCTTAGCCAATGTAGACTTACTATGCCCTCTAGGAAGTATGATGCAGTTTCTTTTCTTAGTCTCATCTAATAGTAAGTTATTTAATTCATAGTGATATGCGGCAGGAGTTGACTTCATAAAGTCATCTGGTAAGAACAACTGACCAAAGGATATAATATCTTTTCTTGCTAACTCAAGAACTCTCTCTTTGTCAGACACATTGTTTTTGTTTATGTTTACTTTCTTAGGTTTAGGCACTCTTCTGATAACCAATCTTGTTTAGGAACTCTTTCAAACACACCTGTCCCTTGCATAAGAGCAGGGCCAATAGTATACATCCAAGCGTCTATCACATCATCTTTCTTATGAACCTTAACAATTCTTCTTTCGTAAAGACCTGTGTCTATGCTTTCATATATATCATATCCTGCTATGTCTGCTTTGTCTACATCCATAACCTCAACAACCATACCTTTTGCATTCCTATCATGCAAAGCGGCAGGAAAATGCCTATGCCCCGGGAAAACTAAAGAAAATCCATTAACACTATATGTGTCTCGTTTTCCATTTCTTAGTGTTCCGTATACTGCTAACTTATTCGTCTTCATCTAAGTCTTCTTTAAAGTTCCAATATTCTTGTAAATCATCAATTGGATACATTTGGTGTTCATAAAACAACTCATATATTTCAGTTGCTATTAATTGAACATCCATGTCGTTATCCAAATTCCTATTAGAATTGTTGGCATGCTCTAAGACTTGAATGCATATCTCGTATAGATTCAACTTTCTATTTCCTTTTTAGCTTCTGCAAGCTTTTGTGTGTTATTGCCACTTATTGCATCAAGCTGTTCACTTGAAAAACCTTGAAACAAAGTAACAGATTCAGATTTCTTTTCTGTATCCCTCATACCAGCTATAGCAACAAGTTCTTTTAACAAAGATACTTTATCACTATCCCTAGATGCTTCTGACTCAATAATGTCTTTCATCTTCTCAAGTATATAAAGAGGCGTTATCTCAGCCTCATTCATTACCTTTTCTATTTCTTCTCGTATCAAACCTTTTATCCTTTTTGTACTCATAAGTAGACCTGCATTCTTCTTAGCATGTTTTCTGCTTTTAGCAGGAAATGCTTTCATAAATGCATCTACCGTATCTTCACCCTTTGCTACATACTTAGCAAATAAAAACTCTTTTCTTGTAGGCGACTTCCTTTCCTTTACTACCTCATAAGCTGTTTTGTCTTGAGCACCGAAAGAATACATGTTCTTTCTCATTGCTCCTTTCATCTTTGTTGATTTGTTGCAAACAAAGGAACCTATAACAGTTCTAATGTAGTCAACATACACATTGCCTCTTTTCAAAGCACCTCTTTTTAAAACCTGACATACTTGGCCATCATCACATAGCACCCATTCTTCTGACTTTGCAGTTCTCCAGTCATGATGCAATACTTGTTTTGGATACCATTCTTGAAACTCAGTCTCATTATCAAATAGATAATAGTCTTTGCTCTTTATCTTTCTTATTTTCACTAAGCCTTGATAACTTTACCATCAACTGTACTTACCCCATTTACTATCTGATGAACAGTTACATTGAAGTTTCTGTTCTTATGAAAGTCTACAATAGCAAATGCATGTTGCCAATTATGCTGTCTGTTACCTAACCACTCATTAGCTTCAGCACTCATGTCTTTTAAGCATCCTATTGACCATGCTGATTTAACCCCGTCAATATGAGTAATGGATGATTGCTGTATATCATGATGATGTCCATACATAACATTACCACCAAGGCGAAGCAAGTGGTTACGAGTATGATTAACCCCAGCGAAATGATGTCCGTGATAGAAATTGATTTTACCAATCTTAAGCATCTTGCCAATCTTGTGGTACTTGTATCCACGCTCAGCAAGTTTAAGTGCATTCTTAACAAGCATATCATCAGCCAAGTATGGATTTTCCTCAACAAATCTATTAAGCCAATCATCATGGTTCCCCTCAATAAAGTGACGTTGTTTAGTTCCAGCCTTATCTAAAGAAGCATCTATAATATCCATGCCTTTATTTACTTCTTCTATTTCTTTGTAAACAAAAGGTAGCTGGTATTCTAATGGAGGTCTTTTCTTTTTCTTCCATTGCCAATGGGACACAGACTCCCATTCACCCGTGTCCCCTAAATCAATATATATCTCTGGCTTAACAAGCTCAATAGCCTTACACAATACTTTGATTGCTTTCTTGTCTTCAAATGGAAAGTGCTTGTCGGGAGTAACTATAGCTCTTTTCACTTCATTACTCCCTTAAGCACCTTTACTAGGCATATGATAAATAATCCTTCCAAGAAAAACCATAGCTTTCCAGAAATCATTGCTAATGTTACTAATGCTACCTTCATTACTTATCTCCTCTCTTTTCCCATAATAAGTCCCCTACACCTAGTTGGAACAATCCGTTAGCTAATGTATCAATATAATGCTCATCTTGCTCTGCAAAGCCAGCATTGGTAAGTATAGCATGTATTGTCTCATGTATCAATGTTTCTTTCTTTCTTGAAAGTGTTTGCTCTTTGTCAATGTTGATTACACATTCTTTTGTATTGTGCATACCTAGTACAATACCTCCCTCCACTTTCATCTCATCAAC